AATAAGTCAACCTTTTTTAATAAAAAGGTTAGTCAATAAACTCTAATACATCGATCATCTCACACAGTTTTTCCTGTGCTAAACGTTTGTTTGATGCTGGTACCCATGCTTGTCCTAAGCCATGAGATTCGTCTACTTTGTGTAGTTCTACACTGATACGTTCTTTACCAGTCTTACGCATCTTTAGTGGTCGTGGAGCAGTAAATTTAAGTATGAATACTTGTTCACGTGGTTTAAATTGTACTACTTCACCCATTATCTTGCCTTCATAATATACAATCTAGCCTCGCGTGGTGAGTAGTTGTTGATGCATATCCACTTTACTAAAGTTTTTCTATACTCCCAAAGCATTACTTCATCCATTGATCTGCGAAAGCTCTACCATAGTTGCACTTAGATTAATTTCTGGATCAGCAACAAAACTGTGATTAACCAGTCCTGTTCGTATTGCCATTATAGCACTGTCCTGTCCTTCTGGAGTAGAACTAAACAGTTCTAAGTTGTCATACATCCAACGGAACACATCTTCCATCTCCTCTGGACGCACTGTTGCACACATAAGTTTACGTGCTTCTACTATCTTGCCTGCTTTGAACAAGTTTACTGCATCAACACGCCAGTCGCTGGTGTTGCCTTCATCACCTTTAACGTTTGAGAGTTTGCCATCTGTACTGTTCATTTGACACAAGTTTAAACACTTACGCAGATCCGGATATGTGCTACGTACATATGTGTCCAGTGTTTCTATATCAAGTTCAACATTCTCTGCAACCAATACTGTGGCAATACGTGCAGTAAACTCTGTCTTGTCTACTTTTTCTATATGAAATCCTTGACATCTTGAATGCAATGCTGGAATAACTCTATTTGGATAGTTGCAAGTCAGTATGAACCTTGCACTTGCATGATACGTTTCCATAACACCACGCAGTGCCGCTTGTCCATTTGGCGATATGTAATCAGCCTCATCAAGTAGTACAACCTTAAAGTCACCAAATGGCATAGTTTGCACAAAGCCTGTGATCTTATCTCGTATTGTGTCAATACTGTTTTCTCTTGATGCGTTTATCTCTAACACATCAAAGTCATCTATTTCAAGTTGTTTGATTAGTATTTTTGCTAGTGTAGTCTTGCCTACGCCTGGTGCACCACTAAACAGTAAGTGCGGAATAGACTTACTGTCAATCCAAGTTTTTACTTGTGCTTTTTGTTCTTCATCACGGAACACATATCCGTCAATGTCATTCGGCCTATACTTTTCAGTCCAAAGTTGCTTCATCTAATACTCCTAATTTGTATATAGTATATACTGATTAATGAAGTACGTCAACCAGTTCTGGAAAACTCTCTGAGGGATTTAATCGCCTTGATAGAACTTTGAATTAGGTCCCATAGTGCCTTTGCTGATGTGCAGTGCATCACTCAATCCGTCGTTACCTGGATCTTCGTCAGTTACAAGTAGTATGTCTTTATTATCAACTTTACGTATTATAGTTTCGCCAATATCATCTGTTATTTTTACACCTCTAGTCCAACGTCCGTGGTCGACACAAATCCATTGACCGATAGATACATCTTTTTGATTAGGACCAATGGCATATACTTTGCCCCAACGTGGACGAATTCCGTATCCTTTCCCATCATCACTGAGCATGATAATACCACTGCTAAGTTTTCTTTCGCCAAATTCCATTTCCTCAACAATGACATCGTCACGTAGTGCTCGAAAAGAATCTTGTTTTACTTTGTATGCATCATAATTTACTGTGGCCATTATATTTTCTTTACTCCTGATTTTTCTTGTGCTTGTTGACGTGGTGTTTTCATTGCTTCTTGTTTAATTGTTTTTGCTCTTGCTATTGCATCAGCTAAACCTTTTGCTGGAGCAGGTGCTACTGCTACCGCTACCGGCTCTGGTGTTGTATCTATGTCAAGGAAACTTTCATCAACTACTGGAGTCTTAACAACTTTAGGTTGAGCTGCTTTGACAGCTTTAGCAGTTGCTTTTTCTGCACGTCTTTTTTCCTTAAATGCTTCTGCTTCTTTGGCATTACTTTTTTGCAACTCATACGGGTCAGGTGCAATAGGTGCTGGCATAACAACATCTGCAACTGGAGCTCTACTTGCTTGTGAAATACTTGCCTGTGGAATACTATCTTGAGGGCCAATTTGTTTATTATACTGCCGTTTAGATTGTTGAACTTTACTATCAACAACCGCTCCTCTGTTATCGATTCTATCTCCACGAGCATTTACGCCCATGTTACCAACTGCTCTAACTGTTTCGTTTTGCAGTAGTAAAGCACCCAAGTCAATTGATTTGCCCTGTGAACTTCTGTAATTGCGTCTTGTTGACATTTGAAACTCCTATTATATGCGTACTTTATATATTTATCTGAGAAACTCGCCAGGGTCTAAATCATAATACATGCTATCAATTCTGTGTACACCTAATAGGTACAATACATAACTTGCTACACTCGATCCTCTGCCGACACCCCATATTATATTATTAGATTTCATAGTATCAACCAAATATCTCAAATACTTTAACAAATTAAAAAGATTGCGTTGCTGAAACATCAATAGTTCTTCGCCTGCCCTTTGTATTTCTGCGTCTGTCTTACAACAATCAATAACATGTTGGGCAATATCTATCTGCTTGTATTCTTCTGGCATTAACCAATTGTTCTGGTTCATTAAATCATATTCATCAACACTAAGACTTACATCAGTTTCAGGCATTACATTGTCTAATTTAACAGTATCGTCCACAGTGATTCCAGCAGTTGTTTGTTGTTTCATTATCAAATCAACTACATCTTCAATATTGTATACTATTTCACCAAATTTATTTTTTATCATTGGGTCTAAATTCTACTACGTTTTCACCAGAGTGTTCGACTTTTTCTTTTTTCTTTTCAAGTTTTATTTCAATAATTGTTTCTTCAGTTTCACCATCGTCCCAGTCCAAGTCGAGACTTTTCCACGTTGGCCCATTTAGTGATACAATTTTCTTACGTGAACTTGGTGCACTGCTAACATTTGGACCTACATCTGTCCACCAGCCATCTTTTTCGTATGGGCCGAGTGTTTCCTCATCATGGTGTAAGTAACTTACGCCTCCACCAATTGAACTACGAATGCTGATATCAAGTATGTCAATTACATCTTCAGTAACTGCTTGTAGTTTACAATATAATGCCAAGCCTGTCAACTGATCTGCAGGCTCATCAGGTAAAATTATTGTTCGGAACCCTACATCCTCGTATTTTTTAGCCAGTTTCTTATGCTCGGCACCAAGTATAATTGCATCAGCAAACTGTTCGTATATAATGTATTTTAGTCTTTCCATTGCAATATTCTGATCAACATGATTTGATGACTTTGTCATCATTTGTAAATCAACACTATACGTGTTCATTACCACTCCTGTATCAAAGTGTATTCCGCTTGTAAATGTTGGACTAAATCCTATTCGTACATAACTCATGATATATCTATTTTATCCTCGAAGTCCTCAGGGTTTGCTCTTTTAGTTTTTTCAGACAGTTTGTTTTTATAAGTCTCTATTGCCATCTGTAGTTGTCCAAGAACTGAATGATTTCCTGTCCTCATACATATGGTATATTTGTTATTTAGGTCAGTGATCTTGTCCATTAATTCAGCTGGAGTAAGATCATTTATATTTCCTATTAACGGATGTTCCACTATATATCGCCGTCTTTTCTGTTTTCACTGTAGTGTGCATCAAAGTCGCCACCTGGGTAACGTGCCTTAAGTTTATCAATATTCATTTGTATAATGATATTAGGATCAACATCCAGTGCCATACATCCTTGCATCCAATACCACATAATATCACCTAGCTCACGTTTCATGTGATAGATGTTGTCATCGTTCATTGGCTTACCTTGGAACATACACTTCTTTACTATTTCTGTAAACTCACCTGCTTCTGCACCTAGTCCGCAACTTGCAGTTAACAACCGTGGCATGTTAACATTTTCCATGTTTAATTCATTCCAGTTCTTGTTAAAAGCAACATTGTCTTTGCTTTCTTCACTGGTTACTGCGTCTACAAACTCTTTGTACTTGTTTAGATCTATTTGTTTCATAAAAAAACTCCTTTACTCAGTAATTATACAGCAAAGGAGTTGGTATGTCAATTATTATTTTGCTCTTTATC